TGTCGGCGATCGCCGCGAATGATTTTCCCGCGTCAACGCAGAAACCCAAAAGGGCGAAAAGAACCTGTGAAGGCTCCTTGTAAGGAAGTGGTAACAGTGATTCTTTTATGGAAGTTCCCGTCACATCCACATCCCTGAATTCACCCGGCTGCAACGGCTCGTCATGATCGCGTATGCGCATGCCACGCGCCTTGAAACCTGCCGGAAGGTTCGCGAGTGTGCCAGCATCAATTAACTGCCGCAAAACACTTGTTGCTGTTCGCGATAGCCCTCCAAGCATGTGTATCAGACCAAAGCCGTAAAACCCCAGTCCTGGGAGGAACTTGTAGTGCGTGAAATAGTCAATCCTGTTTTTTACTGGATCCTGTTCTATCCAGTTTCTCTTGATGGAAAGAACCTTGGTTGAAAACTGGTCAATCGTGATGATGTAAGGAAGCTTAATTCCGTCTTGGTCCTCGAACCCTGGAACGTCAGCCGCGACATGAATTTCCAAAAGTGAATGTTCGTCATCATCCTGCGGAGTCGTGTCACTTGTTCCTTGGAGCTCGTCTATCTTATCAGGAACATCGCTTGTCGTTGCGACGGATCCGGACGTGATTGGTATGTCACGGTAGAATCCGCTTACCTGCTGTTTTCTCAGTTCATTGGCGTCCGTTTTCGTGACATGCGTTATCCTGACCGCGTCTTCCAGCGAAGACGCCATGTAGTTGACAACGCAGTCTTCGGATGAAATGAATTTTGAAACCGGTCTTTGTAAAAGTGAATCGTAATAAGTTTTCTTGAACGCCGAACCTGACAGAGGAAGATAAAATAACAGTTGATCCATGTCAGGATCATATTCCTTCATCACGTGCGTCAATTGGTAGTTCATATAGTCCTTGACACGCTTTGCCTGCTCCTCGACTTGAGGAGTGATCTCACCGACGATCTCCGTGTTGACGGGTCCCGCAGGAGGAAGTAACTCCTTGTACGCCTGCGCCTGGAACTGCGTCACTGATTCCGCGAGCAGTGGATGAACGACTCCTGCCGCGCCCTCGAAAGGCTGCGTGCGGTCCTCGTACTTGAATCCAAGCATGTCCAAACCTTTCACATACGTGTCCTCCCAATCCTTTCTTGACTGCTTGTCGGACTCATACGCCGCGACCAGCTTGTTGGACAGTTTCTGAAGATCATTCTCCTCAATGAAATCCGCCAGGTTCGCGTTGAATGGAATCTGTGACTGGTCTACTGGAGCGTTCGGGTCAAAGCTGACATCGGCTCCTCCGTCTGGAAGACCTTGAATGTCAACATCCGGTTCAAAGTTAACATCCTTTTCCGGAACTTGAACGTCCGTCGCCCTTTCATTCGCGCCGACGTCAACACCGGCACTCGCCAGTGCGTCAATCGCTTTTTCTATGCTGCTGTTAGGTATGGGTCTCGTCTTTGGTGCCATTGTACTATCCTATCACAGAACCGGAACAACATCAACAAAAGAAGGACGATATATAAAACCACCTTCGCTCTTGTACATGTCCACTGATGCTTTCACTGGTTCTTTCTTTAAGTTAATTATTGGAATCTTCGCCCATGTATTTCCATTCCCATCTTTAATGTTTGTAGAGGAAAATTCAAGGTCTAAATTCTTCGCCACGTTTTTCATCCCTGATACGGCGATATTATCATAGAATCCGCGGTTCCCTTTCGCGACAGCAGGATCAGCACTAACGACATGATTCTTCGCCTTTGCGCTAATAAGCGCCACACTATCAAATCCTTCCTGCGTTGCAAGGTTTATTAATGTCTTGATTGCGATCTTCGCCTGATTCTCCGATTTCTTCCAGGGTCCTTCCGGGAATACTTCATCAGTGTGAGTTACTGACATTCTCTTTCGAGTATTTGCAATTTCTAAACGAAGTGCCTCACGCTTAACTTTTAATCTTTCCATAACTGTCACTGCAGATGGGTCTGTATGTCCTGTAATCTTATCAATTTGATCAGATACCTTTTCTATTTCAACTGTTAAAGTTTTAAGTCTATCAGATAATATATTAGCATCTACCGCTCCAGGTGCATCCATTCTTTCAGCATAGGAAAATGTATTCGGCTTCTGCTTCACCTTCTGGTGCATGTCGGACTGAATCTCCTCTATGAGAAAGACACGGTTTCCTCGTTCATCCACGCGCTCAGAGGCACGCAGCCAGAATACGGGGTTGTTTCCTTCGGGGTTCGTGAAATGCCCTTCTCCGAACGTGAATTTCGGCTCATTGGCACGCATTCCCTTTGGATTGGGATTATAAGTGAACGGAATCTCTATGTACCCGGTTCCGCCAGACAAGAACTGCGCACCTTCGTGCCCAACCCCTATTTTGCCCATGTAGAACCCTTCACCGCTTTTAAGCCTCCTGAAGCGGTTGACGAGATTCTGCGTGTAGAATGGGACCTTGACATTCCCAAAACCGTTCTCAACAACATCATCAATCCCGTAAGCGTCCTTAATCAGCTTATTTATGGTTGATGTAATCTGTGGCTCCAATTCCGGCCACGCAGTCTTGATGTCGCGTCCTGTTCGATCCGAAATCTCCTGAGAGAACTTTATAATATTAGATCTGAGACGATCGCCAATTATGTCCTGTGGCTTGTTTCTCAGTCGCCTCATTTCCTCGAATTCACGCGCGCCGGCAGGCATATCTCCCAAATAGCCAGATCCACCACTTCTCTGTCCCGTCAAAAAGTTCTGAAAATCCTTCCAGCCCTTCTCGAAAGGCTCCATTTGCTGAATTTTATAGCTAATTATGGGTTTATTGTTCTTGTACGACGCAATAAGATCCGCTTTCGTGATTGGGGCGTTGTTTTTCCACTTATCAATCATGACAACATTTCCATCTTTGTCTAAAACTTTCTTGCCATTCTTGATTTTTTCTATTTGTTCCCAACCTCCAACATTTTTTAGGAGATTTCCAAGGCCAAATTCATGCAATTCGGTCTCTGAAACTCCGTTTTTCTTTAAATAGCCAAACCATTGCTGCGGTGTCATCTTGTCCTGTGCCGCATTTGCTAATTCTAGGTCGGATTTCAGGTGGAAAACGGGCGTCTGCCCTTCCGTCTTGATCGTTCCCTCTACTTTAACCCCTTTTTTCGTCTTATCAGTGATTTTTATGCCTGAAGCTACATCCGACATGATCGGAGGTGGATCAACCTTCTTGAAAGGGTTCTTGAACTTAGATATTGCCGAGAACGCCAGTTGAGTGTAGTCCTCCATTCCCGCTTCCGCCGGATTAAGGTCCGGCACGACCGATTCCATTTCCGTGAATTGCGCCATGTCCCCTCCTAATGACATATGTGGACGGACAAGTCCACCTTCATTTTTGTTTTGTTTTTTTTCCGCACGTTCTTTACGCTTTAGATCTATTTCTATAAGTTTTTCTTTTGTTGGTCTCTTTCCGAATGTTATTAGCTTCATTTCAGAAGGGTCCCATAAAGTAGACTCAGCCCCAAAATTTTCCATTGCCCTTGCATGCTTATCAATTTGACCCTGAACGTGTCCTACTTCTGATAACTTGCCTTCGTTCTTAAAATATAGTTTTCTTTGCAATAGAGTGTCTAAAGTATTCTCTAATTCTATGTGTTTTAAATTATCCCTGTTTAATAAAAGATATTGTGGCTTTCGTAATTTTTCATAATCTTCTGGCGATATAAGGCCATCATCCACCAATTTTTTATACTTTATTAGTCGGTGCTGCAGAACAGAATGCGCCCTATCCACTTGACTAAATGTTATAATGTTTGTTAAACCATCTTTTGTTTGTTCTAAAAATACATCCCCTTTTTTCAACTTTTTTGTTGGATCTGTAATAATCTGATTTGCTTTTTTATAAATTTCAACTTCGTTTTCAAAAAACTTATGCACTTTGGGATTTTCATTTTTCAGTGTGTCTTCAATCCTCCAAAATGCTCCTATGATTTGATCGTGTTTAGTTGCCTTAGGAATATCTTTCCCGGTTTCAGCTTTGTATGCACTGGTAACAGCTTGATCAAGTGTCAGGTTATTATCCAGCATTGTATTTTTTAAATTTTCATATTTCTTGACTCTATTCAAACGCTGTGTTGTTATTCCTGCTGCTTGTCCTGCTTGTCTTTGCCCTACTGTAAGATTTTCAGCTGTTGTCTTGCCTGCTTGTCTAATCGCTTCTTCTGTTAATTTATTATATTTTATGGATGCTGGATGATCAGGATATGCTTTAGCACTTTTTCCCGCTTGAGTTAATGCGTTAAGCCACCATTGTTTTCTGTCGGATTTTGCATACGTACCAGCCTCTACTAGTTGTTTGGCAAATGTTTGTGGCGCTGTGTAATCTAATCCTTCTTTTGAAAAGAAATCAATGAATGCTTGATCCTTTGGTTTTATATCATATTCTTTAATAATTGGTTTTGTACCACCTGCTTCGGTAAGTATGGTTGGTTTACCATAAACAGCAGTTTTTGTTGTTAGTGTAGGATCACCACCAATAATCGGTGTCACAGGAACTGGGTCTTTTATTGGTTTAGGCTTAGGCCATGTCCATGAGTATTTTGCCATTATTGTTCCCCGTAAGGAAGTTCTAGTGTAATTTCCAAATCATCTTTTGTTTCCGGCGCCGCAGCCAAAGTGGTTCCCCCTGTACCTGTCGCAACCTTTCCTGCTGGGGAGCTTAAAAGTTTGCTCACCGGTGCGCCAACTCCCATCGCCATCAATGGATACATCTGCAGGAGAAATCCTTCTTTTTCCTTATCAGTTTTCACCCCTTCGGGGAAGTCAAAGTCATGCCCCTGCCACGCGACGTTCTTGACCCACTTGTCGTCTATTAATTTTCCCAGGGCC